TTAGGCCGCGCGCGCGGCGCCAGCACGCACCTTGCGCACCTTGCCGTGATCGTCCGCCGTGACGAGGAAGGCGCCCTCGCGGCCGGTCACAGTCGCGACGAACTCGGTCCCGGCGCGACCGGCGCGAAAGCGCACCTTGTCGCCGTTCTGAAACTGCACACCGCTCATTTGATGATCCGTTGATTGTGGGTTGGCCGAAAGCTTCCGCTCACACTGAGCGCGCACCGCCACAATGCCCCGAATGCCCGTGGCCTTCCGGGGCGTTTGGATCGCCCCTGTTCGCTTGACAGGTCCGATTTAATCGGACTAGTGTAGTGCGCATTACAAGCGAGGAACGAGCGATGGACAACCGGACCCTGATCACAGCTCTCGAAGACTTTAAGCCGCTGATAGCCGCGAGCTTCGAGCGGATCGTGCGAGGCCAATTTGAGCGTATGGTGGAGAAGCTTGGCCCGGCGCTGAAGAATGTCGCTAACGATTGGACCTTCGCCCGTTCCTACAGCAACACGGTTGCTCGCTTCGTAGATCGTGCCGGAACGCGGATCGAAGCCGCATGCACGCTGAATGAACCCCGGCTTGCGAAAGCCTCTGCTGATTATGCCGATGCAGTCGTCGCTGAGTGGCTTGGAAAGATCAACGAAAAGCTGGGCGAGCTTGACGAGGCTGAAGTGCGGAGGCTTGACGGCTTCCGCTTCAACATTGCCGGCAAGCGCTCCGGGCGCGCGGTGCGGATCGAGCAAGACATGATCGTCAACGTCTCGTCGAAGGGCACGCTTTTCAATCAGTTCCCGGCCCGTATTTATGTGGACGGGAAATTCACGTCGGCCGCCGCCTACAAGAAGCTGTTTGCGCGCTGAGGGAGGGGGGCACGAACAAAGAGCCCCGCCGCCGAGCGGGGCTCTCATGCCTCAGCCGCACGGACCCTTACCGTCGACGTGATCGAGCGCGTCGTCGACGTTGATCCAGTGGCACGTTGCGGCCTCACGGCTTGTCTTCATGCACGAGAAGCCGTTTCGGCTCTCGCCGGGGATCAGGCAAGCCGTGTTCTCAAAAACGCGACAGGTTCCATCCTTGGTCGCGTTGGCGATCAGGTCGGCGCGCACGGTGGAATCCGGCGCGCGGTTGATTTGGACGATCGTCGGAAGGTCAGAACACGCCACGGCGCCCGGCGACTTAGCGACTGCAGGCGCCACCGTGAGAGCCGCAAACGCGGCGAGTATGAAAAAACGCATGATCTAGCCCCTTCGGGCGCGACCTTAGAATGGCTCGGCCCGATCCTTCAAGCGGCAAGCTTCAGCGCCGGCACGAGGTTGACCCGATGCCGGCCGATCTCGCCTTGCTCGCGGTGGAAGGTGATCGCGTTGAGAGACTGTCCCGATCGGTATCCGCCGCCGTGCGCGTGCGCATCCTTGGAGGCGGGCGTGTTGAAGCTCTCGACCCGTACAGGGCCAATTTCCTTCGCGCTCTCGTGGTGGACGTGCCCGAAGAACATATGCTTGAACGTAGTCGCGCCCCAATCCTCGGGCCTGTCGGTCGCGAGCATCATCGCCATGCGTTCGGGTTTCATCGTGTGCCCGTGCGTCGCACCGAGCAGCACGCGGCCGAAGCGGTGATAGAAGACAAGGCTCGGATTGTCGTCGACGACAATGCGGGGATTGCCGGCATAGAAGATCGACAGGGCGACCGTGAGCGCGATAGCCGCGTCGGGATCGTGGTTGCCGGCAAGAAAGCGGACTCGCACGATCTCGTGCTTCTGAGCGGCAAATTCAATCAGGTCCATGACAAGCCGCACGCCAACCGAGAAGACTTTCGGCCAGCGTCCGTCAACGTCGAGGATGTGCCCCGAGCGCGGAGTCATGTTGGTTCGGTCGTTCATGTGGAAGAGGTCGCCGAGCCCGAGCACAAGCGCCTCTCGGCTTGGCCGCGATTGCGCAATGAGCGCCCCGGCCATCTGTCGAGCCCGCTCGGCCGCTATCTTCAGGTCGTAGGACTCGCCGGTTTCGCGTCCCCAAGCATGCATGCCGAGATGGAGGTCGGGCAACGGGTAGGCAGTCAAGAGGTCGTCGTCGCACACGGTGGGCGCCGGGATCGGCGGGGCAGGGGAGTAGTCGTCGAAAGCCGCCTTGATCGCGGACAGGGCATCGGACGTTGCAGCGTCCTCGCGCGTCTTGACCCATTTCACGATTTCCCGACCGTCTTCGTCGACGAGAGCCGAGACACCCTTCACGACCTGCCCGGCCGGCACCTTGAAGACGTCGCCTCGCTCGGGCTTTTGCTCGATCCACTGGCGAACCGTTTTGCCGTCGGCGCCTTGCTCGACGGCCGAGCGCGAGACACGATAGCCCGGCAGCACGGGGACAAAACCCATGAAGCCCCGTTCGGCGGCGCGCTTCAAGCGGTTCTGGAAAGCGCTGCGCGACAGTCCGGCCGCCTTGGCGGCCTTCTGTTGCGACCCGTGCTTTTCGAGCAACGCGGCGGCTTCGCGCGCAAGGTCGTCGGAAATCGAATGGAACGCCATCACTTTTCCTTGTCGACGTAGCGATCGAACCGATCGCCGAGACGTTCGATCGCGGCGACCAGCTTGCTTTCAAGCTCACGGATCGCCTCACGCGAGGCATATTCCCGAGCGACTTTCTCGCGGAACATGGCGAGGTCTTTCGTCGCCTGATCGGCCTTCACAACGGCCGAAGCCGCCGAGTCCTTCGCCTCGTTGGCGATCGCTTGCGCGGCCTTGGCGCTGGCTTCGTTCCGCGAGGTCGCAACGGCTTGTCGGACGATCACACCGACGAGGGTCATGAGCAGCCCCGCAAGGGCGCAAAGGGCGGCGACGACGCCGGTCGAAATCTCGATCACGACTGCCCCCGGCATTTGCGCACTTGATCGCGAAGGTTGAGGTAATCGTCGGTCATCCGGCCGAGAGCGGAATCGGAACCGACTGTCGAAAGCTCGCTCGCGGCCCTCGCCTGAAAATCAGGCTCATAATCGACGAGCGTCGGGCACGCGGTTTTGACCACGACGCGCTCAGAAGGTGCCGTCACGCAACCGGCCAGCGGTGCGGTTGCGATCGGGAGAGCGAGAAGCAACTTGCGCCATTGCATCGGATTTGCTCGCGGCTTCGGCGTTGATTTCGGCGGCAGCTTCCGCCCGGCCTTTTGCCTCGCGCGCCGCATCGGATTCCGTCTTCGCCTTGCGATCGAAGAGGAACCCGAGCAGCGCTTCGAGGGCGGCCTTGAAAAGCTCGGCGAGCATCAGGCCGTCGCTTCAGCGTGGTCGGACTCGACTGACAACCGAGCCTCGATCATCTGCGCCAGCTTGTCGGGCGTGATTCCGAAATGAGCGAGAGCGCCGGGAATGAACGCCTGAGCGTAGGAAATGGCCTGAGCGACCGCCTCACGCTTCACGTCGACAACAGGCCCATTCTGAAGCCGCTTCTTGGCCTGCTCGACCCCAAACCCGATCGCACGGGCAAGCCCCTGCTCGATCACCGCGCGTTGCTGAGCGTCGATCTTCAGACCGAGAGTCTTGTTCGCCTTGAGAGCGATCCAGCCAGCGGCAAAGGGGACAAGGGCCGTAAGGGCGGCGACAGCGAACTCGATCGCAAGATCGACGAGCGGCTTCAGGTCGACCGTGGTTTCTGCGGCGAGCGCCGGCCCGGCGAAGAGGAAGGCGACGAGGGCGAATGATACGGCATAGGCCCGGCGGGAGGTCGCGAGGAGGATCACGGCGAGGAAGCCGGCGCCGAAGGCCGCAGCGACGGCCTTGCTCGCGGCCGAGACCGGATAGTCGACGACGTGCGATACCATCGGCGAAGCGACGATGGCTCCGCACACCGAAAAGGCGGCGATGGCGGCAAGCGCGGAGAGCGCATAGATGATCGATCGAAACATGGTCTAAGCCTCATTGATGGAAAGCGGAGAGCCGGAAACGTTCAGGAAAACGCGCCCTCGGGCCGGAGCCGGCGCGGTCGACGGCCACCGCACGCCGAGCAGGCGCCCCTTATCGAGGCGAGCGATCGTGACAGCGTTCGACTGGTTGCCGCCAAGGACGTGGAAGGCATCGGCGTCTTCGCCGACATAGAAGCCGACGTGCCCGCTCGTGCCGCTCTTGGCGCCACGCCAGAACACGAGCACCGCCCCCGGCGCCGGTACGGCAAGGCCGCCGCCGAACTTGAGCCAGTTCCGCGCGAGATAGGGATTCGCGGGCAGGGGTTCGGCGGGAAGCGTGAGAGCGATCGCAGTTTCGACGAAGTCGCCGCACCACGGCAGGCGAGAAGGATCGCCGAGCGTCCGCCCGTCGCTCTTGAGCCACGCCATGAGAGCAGAACGGTTGCGGGTTTCGTGAAGACCCATCTTGCGGCGCGCCTCGGCGAGCCAAACGGGATCGGCAAGGTCAACCGTCGCTGATTTTGCGCCGAAGAGGATCGCACAGGTCTTCGGGCCGGCGATGCCGTCCACGGCGAGGCCGTGCTTTGCCTGAAAGCTGACGATCGCCCCAATGGTCTTCCGGCCGTTGATGCCGTCGAGCGGGCCGGGATCGAAGCCCCGGCTCTTGAGCGCCCTTTGGATTTCGAGAATGCTCGGCATGTGAACCCCTTTTTCGAGGTTCATCATTGCCGTTCGGCGCCTGTTCTTCGGGACTGATCCGGTCGCCCGAATGTCTATTCTTCGCCGTCCTCGTCTCCGCCGCCGTCCGCGCTCTCGCACGTCAAGGACGTGCGCAGCCCTTGCCCGTCGAGCGTGTGCGTCGCCGACTTGATGACATACGATCCGTCGACGTCGGGATCGTGGTCGACGACCTGAGCACGAGCCCCGGCGAAGATTTCCGGCCGGCCGGGGAAGCTCGTGGAAAAGCTGACCTTGCCACGCTTCAGGCCGTCGAGTTGGGCTTCAACGGCGCGTTGGGCCTCTTCCTCAGTTTTGTAAACCCGGCGATCGCGATAGCGCGGCTTGCCTTCGCCCTTGATAATCGTCTCGCGCTCGCCGGTTTTGGGATCAACCCACGCCGCCGACGCGCTCTTGTAAGAACCGCGCTCGTCGCCCGTCGCATCCCAATCGGATTCGCCGATTTCGGTCAGGACGAAAACCGGGGCGTCGCTTCCGCTCGGCAGTTGCGGTGATCCCGCCTTGTTGAAAATGATCCGTTCGTCAGCCAGCTTGAAATTCGCCCCGACGCGCTTCGCGAGCCGGGTCAAGAAATTCATGTCCGACTCGCTCGATTGATCGATGTGACCGATCTTGAAGTCGCGTAACTCCGGGTGAATTTGAGCGCTCAAGCCCTGTCGTCCGGCGACTTGATCGACGATCTCGCCGACGGTCTTTTCGTGATACGAGCGCGAGCGTGGCGACTTTAGCTCAGTCGTCATCCCGGCCGCCTTGGCCGAAACGAGCAGCGTGCGCGGGCGTCCGCGCTTGCGCCATTGGTCGACGACGAACGTTCCCATATAGACGAGGCCGCTCGTCGAATAGCCGAGCCATACCTTCATCTTCGCGCCCTTCTTTGGCGCCGGGTGCCGGTTGCGGTTGTCGATTTCAAGCTCGACGGAATCCGCCTTCACGCCCTCATTATCCGTGACCGTGATTGAGAGCAGGGGGCCGCCAGAGAGCGCCCCGTTCGAAATCACGGCACCGCCCGACTCAAGGGGCAGGCCGAAGGGTGCCGGGATCAGGTTCGCAGTGATGTCGATCCCGTCGAGAACGATCCGAGCAGCCGGGATCATGACCAAATCCGGGGAACGTTGCGCTCGATCTTCTTCGGTTTGGGATCGGGGAGCTCAATCTTGAGTCCGATCGGCAGCACCGGGCCGCGCGAGGCTAGGCCGGGATTAAGGTCGAGGATCGCTTCGGTCATGCCGGCAGTTTGCCCGCGCTCGCGCCATGCGATCAGGTCGACGGTATCGCCTTCCTTGGTCGTGTAGGTTTCCGGCATCGTCAGGCGTACTTTTTCAGTTCAACGGTGAACTCGATCCTGCGCGGCGCGCCATCGCTCATGAAGGCCGTTCGGCTCTCCTGAATCGCGCACACGACCCACTCGCCGTAGTATCGGCCGGTGCCGTCGACGAGGATCAGCGGCTCGCCACGACCGGCTTGAGCACGCATCGCATCGACTTG